GCCGACTGAATTGTCGAAGTCAAAACTTGAAGATAACTTGATTCCAAGTTTGCCCAAGGCACAGTTGGCAATTGCAATTCTGGAGGTTCTGCGGCATGTCTTTTTTCATTTTCCTTGTCCACAATGAACTTTGCTGCCAAAGCACCGTGAGTTCCTTCTTCAAGATCAACTACCGTAACTGTAAATATTGCGTGACTCATTAGTCGTCTCCTTTGTCATCTTCTTTAGGTAGCGTTTTAATTAGTAAATTTCGTTTTTGATCGAGTTCTAAAAACTGCTTAACAGTTTCTAGTTGAGCCAGAGTTTCCATCTGGATTCCGATAGTCATAATTGCCTGCTTTGTTTGTTCTTCTTCGTTCATTAAATTCTTTCTTTTATTTGTTTAATTTCGCCGTAAAGTTCTTGAATTGCGCCAACCAGCAATGGAACAAACTTTTCATATTGAACAGTTTTGTATTCCATGTGTTCGCCCACCAAAGCTGGTTCTGCAATCTCCACCTCTTGAGCTAAAAGCCCAATGTCCTTTCCTTTATTATTGTGAACGTGGTCATACCCATCTTTCCAATTAAAACTCTTTGGGAAAATATTCATTAAACGCCCAAGAGAATTTTCTAATTTTGCAATATCGCTTTTAAGCCTCATGTCGGAAACACCACCGCCACCGCCTGCACCACTAGAAGCAGCAGTCAACCTGCCCTGAGCGTCCACCGTAATACTTGCGTTAGTATATGATCCGGCGGTAACTGCTGTGTGAGCTAGTTTGTCAGCAGTGACTTGGTTGTCTCCAATGTGAGCCGTATCAATGGAACCATCGGTGTAATGGTCGCTGTCGATCACATTAGCAGGAAGCGTAACACCACCATCAAATTCATGGTCGCCTGTCCAAGTGTAATCCTCTCCAGTGTCTACAGTTGCAGCAGGCAGATTGGTAAGCCCTGCTCCGTTACCTACAAATGCAGTTGCGGTACATGTTCCGTCTTTCTTAACTCGGAACTTTTGAACGCCGCTAACCTTGAGGTTTAGCAAGTTTGAGTTTGCGTCACTTGCTGTGTCGGTAATGTTCGCGTCGAAGCCCTGAAATACCGTTGCCGCACTATTCCACGTTGTGTTAATTGTAAAACTGGTGTTTGTTTGTACGGCTAAGTTAAATTGAGCCAGAGACTTGTTCATGTACCCGCGTGAATTGCCACCAAAGTACCAACTAATCTGACCGTTGTAATCAACGTCGAATTTAAAACCTTCATTGCCTGCTGCCGACAACTGCGAAGTCTCAAAGACAAATCCTCCTCCGGCAGTTGTTCCAAGAGAATTAACCTTAAATTTGTAGTTATCAACGTCAGGTTCAATCGACAAATAACCATAGTTGCTATCGTCAACCCGACTGCCGCGAATTTTTGCAGCACCTTGCCAAACTTCTGTCCAGATTCCGTTGTGCGCTCCGTTGAAATACGAATTGTCAACGTAGGGCTTAAAGTTCAGGTTAAGTCGGTGGAGACTACCGCTTAACTGCCACACTGCTCTTAGCCCGTTCCCTAATTCGAGTCGTGCGGTGTTGTTGTTTAACGCAAACCAATTGTGTGCTGTGCCTGATGCGTTGTAGTTTGTCCGTATACCAACCCACCCAGTCGAGAGAGTTCCGACAGAGTTCTTGTCGAACCAAAATGAATCGGTTGGCGAAGTAATCGGAGTCGTTGTTATATCGCCCGAATTGCCTGCTCCGTCATCGTAACTGGATAGGGTCATTGTCCCACTGAAATCACCATCTAAAAAACTTGGTGAAGGTTTTGTTCCGAGCAAATCTGTGGCTACAGAAATAACGCCACTGTTATTCCACAACATTCCAACTTCACTAGTCGGAATAGATGTCGGCAGCAAGTTCATCCTAATGTTATCTTCATCAAGTCGAATGTAACCGCTGGAAACAGTAAGTTTTTGCGTGTTCCCATATCGAAAATGAGCTATTCCAAATTGGTCGATTAAAAGATTACTTGTTCCTTCTCCTAATGGGCCAGCAATGACCATTCTTACGTTCCCACCCGATCCCGTCTTGTGTGGACGAATCAGGTAGTGGGAACCATACGCATTTGCAAATGTGCTTAATCCAAGATACTCAGTGTTCGTTGTGTTCGTGTGACTGTCACCTAAGTTGAATAACTTAAACGATCCACCCGTCTCGACGTTTAGGTTTTGATAGCTACCACCAACCGCATGAACATTTAGCCAACGAGCAGTGGAAACCGGAAGGCCGAGTTGAACGCTGCTTACCTTTGGCAGAAAAGCATTAGTTCGGAAACTGTAGTATTGAGTGCTGCCCGCAGCGTTCCAGATGTTTAAAAACTGCGATGCTGCTTCGTTCAGCTTAACTTGCGATTGCCCGCCTTGAATTAAGTTAGTCGTTAACGTGCCACTAAAGTCAGCATTTACCGAATTAACTTCTGCCCAGCGATGATCTGTTTTCCCACAAACCTCTGTCCCATCAGGCCAAGGGAATAAATCACTTTGAAGAATTACACCGGACGAAGTAATCTCTAATTTTCCGCTTCCTCCAGCCGTAAAAATGTAAGCCCCAAAGCTGTTCCTAAACCAAATATTGTTTGACGCAGAACCAATTCGTACATCTCGAACCGTTCCCGATCCGGTCGCTTCGCTGTAGAAGTAGTTGACGTTGCCCGTCGAATACAAGCTCATCGACTCAGTGTTTGTATCTCCCGTTTCCCCAAGATTAAATAAAGAGAATTTTGTTTTCACGTCAAGGTTTACAAAGAAACCCGTCACCCACCTGCGATTTGTTGCACCAAAATCAATGGTTTCGTCGTAGCGTGGTTTAAATACTTGGTAAGGCTCGAATCCACCGCTGCCCCAACGCAGAACATTAGCTGAACCGTTAGCATCAGTAAGATACCCATAGTTTGCGTCAAACTTTATTCCTTCGGAACCTAAGCTGTTTTGTATTTGATTAACAGTTAGCGTTTGCGTGAAAGTGTTATCGCCTGTCCAAGTGTTGTCGCTATCCAGCAAGCCATAATCGGAGGTATCAACACCTATCGCTGCGCGTGCGGCCGCTTGGTCGGCAGCAGTAATGAGCGACCGTCCGGTAGCGGTAGAATCGTAAATCGAGACTGCTGGAAATGAGAATACGCCCATGCTGCTTCCCTACTACCAAGCTGCGACAGTTTGGTTTCTTTGGTATTGAATATTAAGACCAAACAGCCAAGCATCCTCAGCCATGTTGTCTGTTCCGTCAGTGTTTCGGTAAATCTCAAAAACAATAAGGTTGTTTAAACTAGCTGATCCACCAACGGTTATTGCTGGTGTCGCCGGAGTGACTTGCATTTTGGTTCCACTGCTTCCCAATAGCGTGTCGCTAACAATTTGCGGAGTTCCTAAAGCCGCATCTATTGCAGAATTGTCTCCAAGTGCATTTGCTTTCAGCCCCCATTCAACAGTATCCCCAGCCGTTGAGCCACTAGCTGAAGACCAGTAAAACTTTGCTTTAATTGTGCCTCTGTTCCAATCCTCTGGCATTACTATGCTGAACTGAACACGTTCCTCGGTCGCACCGCCGTCAAATGCAAAATACTGCAAATCAACGTCATTTGTCCCGTATTCGTTCTTTGCCAATGCAGCAGCCCCGTTTGTGGTGCATGGGTGCATTTTTGACGAATCCACGTAGATGTTGGCGTAGTGACCAACGGTTTCTAAGTAGGTCTTGATTCTGCTTACCTGAGACTTGCGGTTGGTTCCAGAGGCTCCGTCATCAACAATGATTAAATCGGTAGAAGCCAGCCCTGCCCCAATATCTGCCGTTCCGTCAATATCCAAACCTGCCACATCGCCAGAGCCAATGTACGTCTTCAGGCGAGCCATTGTTGCTTTGCGGTTTGTACCACCAGCCCCGTCATCAACGATAAACAGATCGGCATCAACTAATGCGGCTCCAATGTCTGTCGCGCCGTCAATGTCGAGGTTGGTGATGTCCTCAACGGCCTCCGAGACTGCCTGCTCTGTCGGCAATGCACTATCTGACTCACTGCCCGTAAACCTAACCGTAGTGACGACCGACAGCCCGTCCGTAAGCGTCTTTGCGGCAGAATCCCATTGCGGGACGTTGTATTGAGTTGTCGCCACAGGCGCGATGACATCACCCGTAGTGACGTTCATAAAAGCCGAAAGAACTGCTGGGGTAACGTATTTTGGAGTTCCACCCTGAAGACAGTAAATTCTATCAGTAGCAGTCGTTGTGCTTACTGGCGACAAACTGTTGACGTAGGCTGCGTAATCGACCCACAACTTTGTTTCTAGGTTTGCAAGGGTAAGTTTCTTGGGAGTCCCAGAATCATCGACGGTGAACATATCAGCCGGATTAGGACTTGCAGCAGCAAGGCCAGAGAACGTGAGAACTCCGTCCTGAAGCCCTGTTGCTGCAAATGTGACAAGGTTGTCTACGTCTAGCTTATATCGAGTACCACTTCGCTCCATTAGCAGCATGTCACCTGAAACAGCAGGGTTTGCTTCTGTCATGCCCCAATCGAAATCTTCTACGTCCAATTCCGCAGCTAGATAAGTGTTCGCTAAAACCGTTAGCGTCATTTTTTTAGCTGTTGTCCCTTGAAGGACATACACTGTGTCTGCGTCTGCCGGAGTAACAACTGCCGACAAAGCAGCAAGATAAGAATTAAATTGAGCTTGGACTCTTGCCGAAAGATTGGCAAAAGTCACTTTCTTTGCAGTTCCACCTTGAGAAAGAGGATACTCATCCGAGTCGGCAAGTGTTGCAGCACTCAACGCTGCGATCTGCGCTCCCAGCGATCCGTTTGAAGTGTTGAAATACGCGCCCAAAGTGTCAATGTCAATGCTGTACTTAGTTCCGGCTCGATTAAGTATCAGCTTGTCTGCACTCGTAGCTGGCGTTACTTCGCTTGGATTTGTCCAGAGGTAGGCGTATATGTAATCGCACAAAGCATCAAGATCAAAGGTTCCCTCTGTCCCTGAACGCTCCATGATTAACGCATCACCAGTAGTCGGAGTCACCGCGCCGGAGGCCGTTAAGCCCGCAATGATGTACGCTTTGATTAAGTCAGGGGTCTGGTACTTTGTAACCGTACCATCCACTACTGGGATTTTCTCACCCCCGCCGACAGCATCTACCGACAAGCCGTTTACAAAATCTTTGAAAAATACATCGGCCATTATCTGTACCTACCTGAAAGTTTTAATTGCATTGTTGCGCCTTCAAACGCCCATCTATCAGTTGATTGAAGCCATATACAACACCAGAGCGAACGAACTCTTGGATATTGGGCAAGCGATCTTCCAGCCGTCCAACTGTCTGTGTGTTTCACGTAGCCTGAATAATCACCGCCTGCTTGATACGCTTCTATTGCTAGTTTTGCATTGTCAGACGCTTGTTCGGCAGACTCGCCTACAACAAGCCTCCAAGTTACCGTACCGCTTCCAGTTCCAAGAACTCCGTGAAGCATGTTAACAATTCCAGCTTTATCTACAGCACCAAGTCTCATTGCTCCAATTAAAACGTGACTCTGGATTGCAGTTCCATCGTCATTGATACCGCCAACTTTTCTTACATACCCATCACCGCCTGCCAAAATCACTTCACCTTTATGTTTGCAAACTGCTACAGGCGAATGATTATTTTGCAAACGAACTGCCCACCAAGCCTCTGTTTGTAATTCGTAATTCCAATGGGTATCGTTTCCACCAGATGTTTTTAAATAAACATGAATTATTTTTCTGTCTTTCTCATATTCCATCATCACTTTTGTCGTTGAAGTATTTACATCTTTTAATTCGACTGGCAATGCGCTTTCCGAAACCATAGCAAGGCCAGAGCCATCTACTCCAACTTTGTAAACTCCACAATCAGACAAAAAGAAAATAGTTCCATCAGCTACGCACCATGCTTTCGAAGAAACAATCCCAATGTTGTCAGAAATTCTTTGCAACTGCCCGCCAGAAGGATCACCTCTGAGAACCCACAAGGTATTTCTTGATGCAATAATTAACGAACTGTCTTTGTTGGGGATCATTGCAGTTGGTTTAAATCCAACATCCGATGCTAACGCCAGTTGCCATAAAATTGCCCGACTTGCATCACTGACATTACCGCCATAGTCCCAATTGGAATAATCTCCCATTTTTGAGGAATAGATTGTATTGTCAGAACCAGCAAGTATTAACCTGTCTCTATAAACAGCACCAAATGTGCAGCCCGTAGGGACAGTTCCTTTGCTAGCGATGATGGAATCAACCTTTCCTGTTTTTGCATCCAGCTTAGTTACAGAACTTGAGGATATTGCTAAAACAGATTGCTGACCTGTAACCAAAAAACCGCTTGATGGAGTTGAAGCTGAACTTGACAATATTTGATTGCCTGAGACATCTGTTAAAATATCTGATCCAGAATCAGCACCTAAATAACCAACTGGAGTCGAAACAATTCCTCCGGTCACAGTTTTTATCGAGGAATCAACCAAAGCAAACAATACTTCAGTTGCTCCGGTTGAGCTTGATAAATTTAATGAAACAATGTCGCCTACCGACGATCCTAAGTCATTAGAAACAAATTTCGTTAAACCTACTCTGCTGCCGCCCCTCATTCGTCTTTCAATATTGTCTTCATTGCATACATTGACTGCCCAAGGACAAGGATAACTGCCTCGTCTTTGCTTGGGACGTTCCGGCATTCGCCGGTTTATCCCTTCAATTGGAAAATGAAGTTCAATAGTTCGCAATTGCTTGCCCTTACGATAATGCTACACTTCCAGTGTTTGTCAAAATTTCCCACCGGAAAATGCCAGCCGTTGCAGTTTCTACGCTTACCATGTGAAGCAAATCCCCAACGTCTGCAAACACAGCAGTTGTGTTGCCTGCTACGTTAAGGCCATTGGTTGCCGTCACGGTGCAATCACCGCCATCGACTCGCATACGAACAGTAGCCATCAAGCCACCGCCAATTGGATCAGCAAGAGTTCTTGTTTCCGCTGCTGCTGTTTCCAGTTCAACAATCCCACCAAACCGATCAATGCCAATGATGCTTGCATCGCCACCATCTGCAAGTTGCAAAGGAGCCTTTGCCATGTCGTGTGCTGCTCTGTGTCCACTCATCTTCTTCTCCTATTTGCTTTTCAAGCTAACTAAAATAACTTCTGCTGCATTTGCTACAGCTTTAATACCAACAGCACCAACTAAGTCCTGCGGGATCGGGTATGCCCCGTTTGCTGCTACCGTTTGAACAGTTGCAACATAAGTCAAAGGCGTAACGCCTGAATTTACAGTGTGCTTTGCAGGCTCGTACTCACCGCCAAGTGTGTCGCAAGCCAGCCAAGTCAATGAAGTAATAGATGAGCCATTGGGAATGTAAACCATTCCGCAATCAAACTCGCCGTACCCTATTGCATCGCTGCTGCTGCCGTCTGCATCTGTGCCTACCGAATACGCTTCTGCTAAAGAAAAATTTGTCATTATTTCTAGTCGTAGTAAACGACCCCTTCGTATGAATGAATTGCATTGCTAAACCGGCGACCATCACGATACGAAAAACCGCCAAGCTCTGAATTGTCCGAATTGTAACCTAAGAAATCAGGCGAAAACGCATCTGCGTCATTGTCTATAGCTTGAGCAAGCAAGAGCTTAAATTCTTCTTGATGGATTTTTGAATCTTCAACAAACCTTTTTTCAGCAACAGCAAGACAAGATTCAAGCAACACTTCTGCCATAGCCGTACCGCCCAAGGGGAATTTGTTTACCGCGTCAATCATTTGTGCATTGACTTTATATCGACCGTAAAATGTCCAAGACTGATTGGGAGTAGGGAAGAAAGTTATTTGCCACCTTTGCCCTGTAGTAGCGGAAAATTCCTTTGGTTGAATTGATGCACATAATGGCCTGTCAGCATTGTTGTAATGCTGCTTTTCCAAACGAATCATCTCTGGAGAAACTAATTTAATTGGAGGCCAATTAGTGTTGTCGTTTGTTTTGTAATTCAAATTTCCATCAAACACCCCGTCAAACTCAGCAGGCAAATCGTAAGATGGTCTGGTCAAGCTGTATTTCGTGCCTGCTGCATTGGCAACGGACAAATCATCAAGAGTTAATTGAGTGTCTGAATCTCTTGTCTTTACGGTGTAAATTTGGCTGTTGACGTTTACCTCACCTTGTTCTGACCATGACGGAAAAACGCCGCCACTTAACGTCACTACCCCTGAAACAATTTCAATTGTGCCAGTTGTATATTGCGATGTGGTTACAATTGTTGCTTCTGGTCGCAACCAAGACCAATGATGAGTAACACCAGCTTTATGTTGTGCCGGATAAAGAACTTGCCTGTATCCCGACTTAATAATTGATCTAATTCGCGTTTCTTCTAAATCACTCCACGAATCTCGCCCCATTCCCAAATACTCGCCAACTTCCGCAGTCAATTGAGAATACTCAATTGTCATAGTTGTTGATGACGCAGGAGAAACCGGAGTGCCGTCATTTAAAATTGGCATGATTTACCTTTTGTGAAAAACGAGCCTGCCCCTTTGGAGATGGAGCTACATACGGGCAGGCTCTAAAAAAACGGTTACGAACCGCTAATCTGCTGCGTATCCGACTTGCGCACACGCAAGAGATCGGATGTCAAGGCTTACGTCATCTGCATGACCACCTTTGATTGCAATTGTTGGACAAAGACCTTGCCCGTCTGGGAAGACACCATCGGCAATGTCAGTTGAGACAATTGGATCGGACGACTTAACCAACGGAGTCGAGCGGTCGCCAACACCCCAATACAAATCCAACTTTTTCGTACTTGGCAAATACCGCATACCAAAAATGTACCAAGTGTTGACTGCAATAGTTGCAAAGTCAGCTTTGTGGACAGTGAACGCACTACCCGTGTCTTGGTAAATGACATCCACGCCGGTCGTGTCGGCGTGAGTTGACATCAATCCAACCATGTCGCGATCAGCAATGTCAGCACCATTGTCAGCAATCATATTGCCATCAAGAGTGCCAGCACCGGCTAATCCGATAAAGAACGCAACATCGTTTGCTGTTACCGAGTCAACTCGGAAGCAACATTCAAAGCATAGCTCTTTAGCATCTGCTGGCGCGTCTGAAATGATAAACGGCTCGCCGCCGCCGCCCCACTGCAATTCAGCAGCTTCGTTATCAACAGATGATGTCATTCGGAATCCAGTACCACCGGAATACTGAGCTTGAGTCAGTCCGGCTACGGTTCCCGTTGCATCGGTAAACGCCCGAACACCACTACCTGCAAGAACAGCCCCCGCACCGGCAGCAGCGTAAGGTGCAGCCCCTACGTCAAGTTTGCACCCAACGCCTTCACTGGCATCGCCACGAACAAATATTTCGCCTGCTGGAAAGTTTTTCCACAGGTCATAAGTCAACCCACGCTTGAGTTGATCTTCATGTTTATTTAAAAACTGCATCGCTTTTATCCTCAAAAAAAATTAAGTAACTCTGGACACCCCTCACCAAAAACGCCACCACTAGGCAACGTAGAAAACAAAACCGCTTTGTCGTCGGTCGTAACAAACAAAGTTGCCCCAGTTGTCCATGTGCCGTTCACGAACCGTATGCTGGTTTGCTGCTGGTTTTGGTGGGTGCTTAATCATGTTTCGACCAGACTTGAAGTAGTAATCAAACTTCTTCCAGTTGATGCCGTAAAACGGAGCTTGCGAATCGTAGGCTTCCGAACTTGTGTCTGTTAACGCAGGACACCAATCAACAGGGTTTCCTTTGATTAGCACGTTGCCAGCCCATTTCGCAACATCAGCCCCAAGGTTGTCGTTGCCTGATTGAAGCAATCGACGCATGGTAGCCAAAACAGAATGAACAGTTACAAACTCATAATCTGGCTGTCCACCGCCAATTTCAGCGTAGCTTTTGGGAGCTTTGAAATAAGTGAAATCGCAAGCATTGACAACCTTTTCAATCAGGTCATCTCGACTTACCTGCTTGTAGGTTCCACTGTAGTTTTTCCATCGGTCGTAAGTGTTGCTGTCAACACTTCCAGCACCGTTCGACCAGCCAGAAGGATTCCCACCAGTAAAGCCAAGCGTAGCATTTTTCTGAAGCCAGAAAGGAATGCCAGCCGGAGGCATGGGGTCAAGCGAACTAGAGGACGGAGCCGTCCACATTGCTGTTTCCATCAACTCAAAGAAATCATTGTAAAGCCCTTGCTCAAGCAATTGCATTTCACGAATGATTGTTTCAGGAGCCGACTGGAACGATTCTTCGTCGATGTCGTAAATGTAATTTACGGTTTGCTTTGACCATTCTTGCTTTGCATTGGTCATTACGTTAACACGATTT